CTACCGCTGCAGGCCAGCGGTTGTGATGCTGGGGCGCTCCAGCTGGCCGCTGGTGTTCAGCTCAAAACCGCTGGCCTGCAGCGGTAGGGCGGTGTAGGTCTCGCCTTGGTAGATAACGTCGGCGCCGCCCACCTGCGTCCAGTTGCAGAAACGGTAGACGGCCTGATCGGTGCTGCCGGGTGGCAGCAGGATTGTGATGTCCAGCGTGAAAAGGTCAACAACCTCAGGTAACTGGGTCTTGAAGGTTTGGGCGTTTGGCGGTTGCTGGGTCATACATACACCTGCCTAAGACCGAAGCTAAGTCGGAAGTACTTACAGCTGATGAACTCAAATTGCCAGCCGTCTTCTAAGAGGTAGGTTCTGGGTGCAAGTCCCAGCGTCACGCTCACGTCGGTGAGGCTGGGAATTGTCACCGAAGTAAGCAGGCCAGTTGCCAGATTTGCGGTGTAATTAGTTGGACGGGTATACGTGGCAAGTGTAAGTGAGGAAAGATTTGTGTAGCCAAGACTTAGTAGGCCACCTTGGAACTGTGCCGTGAAGGACTTGGACGAATTAGGTGGAGTCCACTCGATGGCTTGGCCGCGCTGGCGAAGCAGGTATGACTCGATGCCATAAGCTTCGTCTTCGTAGAGCGGACCAGTGCTGCAAGTCCAGGTCTCTAGCTGTGCGTTGAGGCCGTCAGTGAGGACTTGGCTGTAACCGTCGCCAAACTGAACACGCTGAATGCGGTTGGTGCGCTTGACGGTGGTGTCGAGGGCAACCGGCATATTGTTGAGGTTGATGTAGGCAGGCATTAGAGGATTCCTCCACTACGTTTCTGGTTGACAAGCGTTGTAAGGACAATGCCTTGTACCTGATTAGCGATCTGCTTTTGGGCCGCAGGGCTAAGCGTTTCGCCGCTGTTCTGGACAGTGATATTGATTTCTCCCACAGAAACACCACCACCGCCACTAACGCCAAGCTTACCGTCGGGACCGCGCTTCAGGGGAATGATGGCTTCGGGGCCGGCTTCGCCCATAAGGCCTGTGCCGGGGACGCCACCATTGGCGAATCTGAACAGCGTCGGCTTGTTGACGATGCCGCCCATGGCGAAGGGGACGATGCCGTTGGCTGCGTAAGCGTTGCCTAGGGCATTGAACTTGACACCTGCGTAGCTAGTAACTGCCGAAGTAGCGCCACCGGGGCTTAGGGCTCCAGTACCGCTCAAACCAGGCAGTCCTGGCACGGCCGCGCTGGAACCAAACTTAGGCCCACTAGGAAGTAGTTGAAGAACTGTGTTAAGAATGGCCATTTCAATCCACTTAGCAATAATCTTGCCCGCCATGTCTAAGAAGTAATTAGCGATGTTATTAAAGAAGGAGGCAAGTGCTTCCTGTGTGGAAGCTGTACCGCTGATCACGCTGGTGAACGACGAGGAGAACGCGCTGCCGATGGCTTCTGCTGCCGTGAGGATTTGGCTAAGTGGATTAGTGAGTGCTTGAAGCTCCTTGCCCAGCTCCTTTATGCGCTCGATTCCTCGCTGATCAGTAAGGCTCTTGAAGGATTCTTCTTCACCGGTGAACGCACCAGGGAATACGCCGCCTACTACGCCAGTGGTGAGCAGCCTGCCAGGGCCGCCAGCCGTAGGAGCAAAAGCCTGGGTAAGGGCATCCTTGATTTGTGTAGCTAGGGTTGCCTGCTTTTCTAGTTGTGCTGTTGTTTCTTTTGTGCTGTCGTAGTTGATTTGCTTTAATTCTGCGTTGACAGTATCTAGGCGATTCTGTACAGCCTGGGCGTCGAGACCTTTGGCGCGAGCTTCGGCGAGTTTTTGCTGCAGAGAGGCTTTCTCCGACAGTAAAACTTCTTCCGTAATATCTAGGGCAGCTGCTTTCTGCTTAAGTTTTAAATCTTCAGCCAGAACTAGGTTATTCTGCTTATAGGCTCTTTGTATCTTTGCTTCATAGTCTAAGAGTGTCTCATATAGCTTGTCCTTAGCCGCGGCGTTGAACCGCCGGCCTAGTTGCGTGATCGTGCTGTCAAAATCGCTTTGAAGCTTGCGCATAAGCGATTCCTGGGCCTTAGCTGTTCTGTCTGCAGACGTGTCTTCCGCAGGAGCAGCAAACTGGGTCAATCCAGTGAGGCCTCTTTCGGCTCCTTGGCGTTGCCGTTTAGCTATTTCAGCAAGACCTACCTCTGCATTTCTACGAGCGGCGTAAAGGTCTAAGCGTGTAGTTTTAATCCTTTGCTCCACTGCCGCTAGCTCTACTTGAGCGTTCTGCGCAATGTCGGGAGACAGGATATTCTTCGCCAAAGGTCTTAAGGCAGTCCGCTCCTTGTTAAGAGCAGCCAGCTTCTCCTGTAAGGAGGAAACACGCATAAGTTGGCTGCTTGTTTCTCTATTAACTACGGCGTTAGAAGCAGCAGTACCGCCTATACCTGATAGCCACGATTCTCCAGTACGTTGCGTGGTAGAAGCCTTCAAGTCATCAGTAGCTTTCTTAAGTCTTTGTATCCAGTTATAAGTAGCTACACCGCCAACAATAGCAACGGTAAGTGCAAGAGGAGCAGCCCAGGCGGTTGCAAGAGCAACAGTTGCTACCCGCAAGCTAGTAAGAGCCCCTGTTAGTAAACTGGTCTTAGCCGCGGTAACACCCATTACATCTCCAGTAAGTTTGACTGCACCGGCGGTTGTAGTAAGTGTTCCGGCTATGTTTAAGGCAGCAATACCAGTGGCAGCCGCTTTGAAAGTATTTATAGCTAGCGTAGCTGTACCCAGTGCGGCTGCAAACTCAAGTAAAGTCTTGAACGTAGCTGCGTTATCGGTAATTAGTTTCAGAGACGCGGCAAGCCCTTTAGCGGCGCCCACTACTGCTGGAGTTATTTCCTTAACAAATGCTGCAAAAGCCACTTGTAAATCAGAACCAGTAGACTTTAACGCCTTTCCTACCTCTAAGCGCATTTCATCGAACGCGATCTTTAGACGAGCCCCCGCTTCCTCGGAAGATCCCGCAACGGTGAGTGCGGTGCTGCTATAGCGATCTCGAACAGCGGTAAGGAACTTCATCAGATCATTAAGCCCGATCTGTCCCTGCTCAAGGGCTTTCTGTAATTCGGGGCCTGTTTTACCCGTCGCCTGTGCAAACAGCGTGAAGGTACCGGGTAGCCGTTCAGCGATTTGGTTAAGTTCCTCCGCGCTTACTTTACCCTTAGAAAAGACTTGAGTTAGGGCAAGAAGCGCCCCATCGACTTGCTCAGCGCCCCCACCAGTAGCTTTAACCGCTTCGCTCATTGCCCTAAAGGCAAAGGCGGAGTCTGTAACGGTGCCGCCGGCACCCAACACAGCCGCACTCAGTCGGGTTATACCTTGCGTGGCTTCTTGTTGAGGGATGTTTAAGTCGCGGGTAGCGGAAGCAGCTGCTTGTACCGCTTGGTCATAGGCTTGTTGGCTTCCGACGATGCCGCGCAGGGCGATTTGAAGTTTGCCGATTTGTGCGGCGTAATCTGCGGTGCCTGCGATTTGCTGGCGGAACATGCCCACTTGGGCGCCGATGGCTGCACCAGCAAAGGAGCCGCCGACCACGCCGAGGCCAGGAATAGCGGAGCCGATAGCCGCACCGCCAACGCCGCCTAAGAAGCCTTCCGGGCCACCGAAGATGCCGCCGGAGATGGCAGCGCCGGCTGCTTGGACGGCTTGGCCTGCTGTAAGTCGACTACGGCGCTTGCGGTCGGCAATATCCATTTTCTCATCGAACTTATCTAATTCACGCTTAAACTGCTTGTCACTAGCCTCCATGACAAGCCTGGATTCCATGTTTAGGCCTTGCTCAACTTTATCTAAGAAAATTTGGTCATACTTAGCTTGTATCTCGGCACGTTGAACTTTAGAGTTTTCGTAGATGCGGTTTACTTCGTCTAGGGCACTCTCGATGTCTCGTTGAGCGCGACGACCTGCTTCGGGGAAGGGTAGGGGGCCAATGGGTTGTGGATAGGCGGTCTCCATTGCTGGAGATAAGGCTGGAACAAATGACGGATTACGTCCGCCAGAGGGCAGATAGGGATTGACTCCCTGTTGATTGGTCGCGGCGCTGCGTGCAGCTTCACCAACACTTCGGTACGCGCCAGCCAAACTACGAATACGCCGTTCCAGGGCGTTAGCTTCGCGCGCATTATCTGCGTAGGCACGTGCGCCTTCTGTTGTTGTTACATCGAGCTGATCCATCTCAGCCCGCAAAGCGGTAACAACTTCCCGTAAATTACGGGCACTGGGTGCAACTGTACCCGTTCGGATACCCATAAGTAGTGCTTGGGCGTATCCCTGCGTGACCTGCGTCAACTCGCGCTGCATACCAGCGATCTGCGTGGCGACAGTCAAGTAATCAACACTACTGCGTGTTGTGTTTGCGTAGCGTTCACTGAGTTCACTTAGTTCTTGACTTAAGGCAGCGGTGGTATTAGGTAGCTCACCGAAGCGACGATTTACTCCTTCGGGACTTAGGAAATTAGGATCAGCGAAAGCGGCTGCACCCGCACGGACAGTTTCGCGGCCTGCACGGATGGATTCTTGGTAAGTGAGCTGGCGCTGCTGCGCTAGGGAGCGGTTTAGCCGGTCCTGAGCGTCAGCGCGAGCCTCCACGTTGTGCGTAAGACGGCGTTCACGTTGAGACAACGTGTCGATCGTGTCAATCGCTTGGCGTTGCTCCGCGATAAGTAGCTGTAAGTCTTGGAGTTGGCGTCTCGCGCCAGCGGAGGTGGAAGCGAGGGCCTGCCCTAAGACACGCCCAAAGGCGCGACTAGTCTGTACTGTCTGCGCTTCGGCCTGCTGAAGGCGGCCAGTAAGTTGTGCAATGTCCTGACCTAAGTCAGTAAATGTTCTGCCGGTGAGCGATGCCTCTGAACGTAGTTTGCCTAAGTCGGCGATGTAAGCCCTTAGGGAAGCCTGTGACTGATTAGTGCCTGAAGATATAGCTAAGATTCCTTGTCTTAGTGCTTCTAGTTCGCTGTCTGTGCGGCGGGAGGCTTGGCGGAATTGCTCGATGTCTGTGGCGAGCTGGGCCCAGGTTGAGGAGCCGCGCTCCACCTGAGATTGCAGGCCGCGCAGTGCGTCGATCTGACCTTTGATTACTTGTTCGGTGTTACGGCTGTCGCGGCCGTAATCGATGATGCTCTGCCTGGCCCGCTCGATTGCAGCATTATTAGGGCCGATGGACTTTTCAAGCTCGCGAAAAGCACCCTTCAGCTTGTCAAGGCCCTCAACATCTTGAAGGCCAAGCTTGATTAGGATCTCGCTTACCTGCTTAGCCATCGGCCTCCTTGGCCAACTCGCTCAGTGCTGCGGCCTCCATGATCTGGAGATCCTCAAGCATTTCGCGTGGATTGGTCACATTGTAGAGGGCGAATAAGCCTCCAGGACCGAGCAGGATCTCGTATTTCAGACCCATGTAGCCGGCCATGGTGGTCGACCAC